ACTCTATATTTATAGTCACAAAAAAAGCGCCGTTAAAGGCGCCTCTTTTGCTATAAACGAAATGTTGAATTATATACCGCCGCCTGTGGCTAATGAACCTATGGTCCTGGTCAATGTTGTGCCAATTCCTGTGCCCTGTGGAGTCTGCACTGCGTTGTCATATCTGATCGACAATGTGATTGTGACCGGCTCCGATGTGGCATAAGCCAGCGTGTTGTAGTTTACTGATTGCACGTATGAGCCGTAAAGTTCCCAAGTTTCCAATATGCCTGGCGTAGATGCACCATTGCCACCATCCAGCATTTCGATCCTGGTGGTGAATTTATAGTCTATGCCTGAAGCAGCCGATGCCTGTTCAAAGAAATCAAATTGTTTCTGCACCTGCTCGCCTACTAATTTTGAAACTGAGTTGTTCACGTCATCTCTGATGGTCAACGTGATAGCTTCCCATGTGTGTTTGCCGGCCATGTAGATCTTAGAATTGTAAACGTCTAGAGTGATGTCATCAAAAGTTAAATTTGGCCTGGTTACATCAACAACCTGTTTTGTAATTTCTGATCTTGGAGTGGATACGCCAAAGTTCTCAAGAACCACCCTAAAACGATACTGAAGTTTTGGCATCAATAAACCTTGTGATGCTGAGCTCTGATCGTTTGCTAATGGTACTGTAAATTTACTTAGTGTTGAGATTGCCATATTTTTATTCCTTTTTATTTACCGGGTATTATGCTACCAAGTTATCTATTTCCCCTGTGTTTTTTATTCTTAAAGGTATGTATATAAACTCAACCGATTTCACAGGCTCGATGGCTATGTCCACATACAGTTCATTCCTGTCTATCCTTGTGGCGGTGTTGTTGGTCTCGTCGCACACCACTAGGAAGTCATACAATGCTCTCTGACCCACTAGTTCCAATAAGAATGAATCAATTGCACCCTTGATCTCATTTCGTGTCAATGAGTCATTTGGTTCAAATATAAATGGCTTGGCAATTCTATCCAATGATGATCTCAAAAACACTGTCAGTCTCGAAACGTTTATCCTGTCCAGGGCCGAGCTTGATGTTGTCTTGGTTAAATTTCCAAAGTTTACTATGCCTGTTCCTGAGAAAAAAGTTAGTGGATTCACTTTGGCTGCGAACATGCTATCTCTTATGGACTCGGTCAGTGATATCACCTGGAATTCACCAGATGCACTGTCAATATATCCTACCGCCGTCGCGTTGTCTATTATTCCTCTCCTTGTGCCTGCAGGAGCGAACCATGGAAATGCCACGTTGTCATTGTTGGCCAATACCCGCAGCATCATGTGGCTTGGGGGTACTACAACAACGTTTCCGGTGTTGTCTGTGGTTCTACCTGATGGATAGAAAACCCCAAGGTAGTCGCTGCTTGTGACCAATCCTTCATCACCGTTGTCAGCAGCACCTGCCGTGTTGTTGGACCAATTGCTGATGGATGTGGAGTTGCCCACTAATCTCATTGGCGTGTCTCCGATAACGAAAGCAGTGTTGTTTCTGTCTGTGTTCAAGTTTACAAGGTTAGCAATTAATTCTGGGTACCCAGGACATGCCATGATGTTGAAACCTCTTTGATCTTCTCTTATGGCCTGGTTGGTGTCAATTTCAGTTTTTAGTTGCTGGACTATCACTTTTCTGACCGCTTTTCTACCAAACGTTCCCGAACCGTCGGCGTTGTTCGCGCTCTTGGTCACCCATCTGTCTGGGAAATATGCTGACACTGATTCGTTTCCTCGTCTTATGTTTCCTTTGCCTGATGAGCCAGAACCTGGATAGGTGGTAGTGGTCACGTGGTTGTCTCTATATTCTTTTACGTTGTATCCTGATCTCCTGGTGTTCCACAGCAGTATAGATTTTGGATAAAGTGCTGGATCTGGAGCATCTGGATCTAGGAAATCATCACTGAGTAGTGACACAATTGAACTTGCCGTGCCTGCGCCTCCGGATGCCAATGCATCTACAGAGTCAGCGTCGGTATGGAATCTTGCATCTGCAAAAACAATACCTGACTCCGTGGTCTGGTCCGACTTATCAACCAATACGAAATCGTTGCCATCATCGGTGAGCTCGTACCTATAAAGTTTTGGATAGTTCTCTAGATCTGACGTGTCGATCCATAGATCTTGTAAAACCAATGCAGTGCCGTCTGATTGCAAGGTTGGTTTGGTGGCCGAAAATTGTGGGCCATTTGGATCTGTATTAGCATACACTTCTTTGTAGCCTTTGAACGTGGTGCCGTTGTGCACCATGATGTCGGCTTCTAGATTGGTGTTGTACCACAGCGTGCCATTGCTTGGTTCATTTGTTGGCTCTGATGTTGAAGCTGTGTAGCTTAAAAATTTCCATTTGGTATCCACAACTGCTGATGGTCCAGTGGAATCTTCTGTGGCGCCAGCCGGAGCCACATATAAGTTGTCCACTTTGGTTGCAGAGTTGGCTGTGTAGTCACCATATGGATGTGCGTTTGCTGTTCCAAATCCTGCATTAGCTAGAGCTGTGCCTGCGCCAACGTCGAACATTCTGAAATCACCACCCAGTGCATGAGTAATTTTAATAGCACCTGTTGAAAGTTTAGTTGCAGAAATATTTGTAAATCCCGCAGCGCTGATAGCTGCCACGAAATCATCTGCACCAGTGCCATTTAATGTGACCTTTGTTGATTGATCCCATTGCAGAGAGCTAGAACCTTTAATGGTTTCCAGTATTACAAATTGATGACCGTTGGTGAAAGAGGGAGAAGTAGTTTTTGAAACTATTGAAGTTGCACCACCTTCGTATTTGAATATCGTGAAATCCAACAGTGTAGGAGTGATGTCAAAAGCTCCCAGCGTTGATTGCTCAGCAGCATTGAATTGTGTGTACAATGTGCCCGCTGCTATGCCGCTACCACCATTAATAGGATCCAGGTTGTAAATGGCCGTGTGGTTGTTTGCGTAGTAAGGAGCGTCTATCACTGAGAAGGTTCCTGTGTTTGCATTGTATTTTTTAACGACCACATCAGCGCCTGCATTTGGAGTGGTTATCTTGTACCAAACCGATCCCGTTGGTGCGTTGGTCTCCGCGGTCTTCCATTCTGGCCTTGACGCATGTGATGAAATTTGTAATAATTTAGTGCCACCGGACCAAGCTGCCGATCCAACCTGCACCCATGCGTTGGAACTGTTCTTGTAGTATATCTTGTTTGAATTGTTGGTCACGTTTATCGCGTAGTTTCCTATAGAACCTATAGAGGTCTTTGGAATGCCAGAGGTAATCTCACCAACCAAGTCGCTGGTCGACGTGATGTATATTGGATCAATGGTTGTGAATTCCTGATTAGATTGAGACCATTCAAATATTCCCGGTTTCGTTGAGCCCAGATCAAACCAGTAACTGTTGTTGTCGGGTCTGGCCGAAGGCGCCACTGTGCTGCCAATCAACTGTGCTAGATCAACGTTGGCTCTAAGTATGAATGCCCTATTTGCTATGCCAAGGAAAGAATAAGCTGCTTGCAGCCCGTACTCATTGAGCTCATAACCATTTAATGAATTACCTCCTGCATCTGTGTAAAATTTTGGATCACCAAAAGTTTCTGTAAGCTCTCTTTGTGAAGACACAAGGAATACATTATTGGCATTGCTTGTTCTGGTTCCCGACGCCACGCCAGTGCCGGCTCCATTTAATTTGTCTTGTGCTGATGCGATAATAATAAGCGGAGTTGTGCCCGCATCTGATGATACATAGAAACTCTCATTTATTACTGTGACTTCTACGCCTGGTGATGTTAATGCCATTTTATATTCTCCTTGCAAGTGTAACTTGACTTATTTATTGTTCTGCGCTGTTTTTTAGGTGTTATATTGACATTTTTGGTGCCTATATAGGGCACGTAAATACTGTTATGAAAAGACCCTTGTGTATCACCTGCAGGAGCAAACCCAGAGCCTATGGCTATCGCAAAGGCTCCAAAATATATTGGCGCAGCCAATGCGACACCTGCATACGCAAGCAACATAACCTGAAAGTGACTGGGCCTGCACGCTGGTTTGTGTCGGGATATCGCAAGAAAACTCGCTGTGAATTGTGTGGATTTAAATCAGTAAATGAGCAACAGATGGATGTATTTCATGTTGATGGAAACAGAAACAATTCATCAATCTATAATTTAAAAACTATATGTGCTAATTGCCAAAGACTTAAAAGCACACAGGAACTTGGTTGGTCTATTGGTGAGTTGGAAGTAGACGATTGATCATTGTATCCACCTGTATTTTCAGCTCAGCAAGATTTCCAGAGTTATCTATCTCATCATCAAACTGCTGTCCGATCCAGTCCCATTCGCTTTGATGCACTGATTTTTCCTGCATCTCTGCCTGCGTGGGTATGGCACCCCTACGCACCAACACAACCTTGCCTTTTAGCTGCCTGATAGTGCTGATCTCGTTTATGAATCTAGTGTCGCTGATCACTATCTTGCCACCGTCATATCGAGAAATGAAAGAATCTATCCAGATGTTGTCATGGAAGCAGCCGCGCATTATCTCAGTGCCCCAATATTGCAGCACGTACCTTGGCGTGATAGTCCTGTTCATTTTGTTGCTCCAGTAGGGATCGATCCTCTCCCTCCACATTCTGCTTTCCTGTGTGGCTCCTTCCAACAATTGCCTATCCCATCCAAATATTGCGCTGACGGCATCCTTCAATGACCTTGCAAAACTGTCTCGCTTGAATCCATGATCCTTTACCAAGAAATCCGCCACGGTGTCCTTGCCAGATCCAATTAATCCTACCAATCCTATCAGCATAGGTTTATATTACATGTTTTTTAATCTTTTTGCAATCTCTTGCTTGACTTTTACAACTGTTTTCAATATTTGTTCACGCATTGCGTGCTTGTCCGCAACTTTGGTCATGTTTTCCAGCGCGGTAACTAGATCTTCCAGTTCATCCAGTGTGAGGTCTCGAATTTTCTTGATGCCTATATCAGCCATAATCGGATATATTTAATCTGAAGTTTAAAAGAATTAACCTATAATAAAACTAGTTGGCATGCCGCCGTCCACGAAATTGTTAATCTCTTGGTCCAGTTTCTCCATCATGGCCATGCCGTCCTGTCTCAGCGTTTCGCCGTTGAGGCTGGTGCCTCCCTGTGGACCAGCGATGGTTCCAAACTTTCCTCTGGCCTCTCCCAGCATAATCTTGCATACCGCCAACGCATAGTCTCTGATCCATGGTTTGCTGTAGATGTCTTTCATGAGAGTGATGTCAGGTCTGAAATTGTCAGTGTGCAGCAGCACCCGTTCTGTGTCCACTCTGGGACGCTGCGTGATGGTCAGGGTCTTGGTCGCGTTGTCATAATGATGTTGTACGAATGATCCAAACATCTTGCCCACTAATTCTTGGTATGAGGCGAAGGCGTAATAGGTCGCCAGGCCGCCCGCCGCTCCTGCTCTCAACAGATAGGTATTGGTGTAGGCCAGGTTGAAAGGCTCAAACAATGTGCCTCCCTGTCCATCGCTGCGTGATCCCACCGTGGCTCTTGATATCTCCCTGACGTTGATGATCTCGTTGGGCAAAATGTATTTGTTCTGATTCATCTGCAGGTCCAAAAAAGCATAGCTTTCTTCCACTGCGTTGCTAGATCTCTGCCTGTAGCGATTGATCGCCCTTTCCAGTGCCGTTTGATAGTGTTTTGGGTCCAATTCCACGTCGATCATGCCATCCCCTAGGTTGGTCTTGACGTAGTCGAAAATTTCCTGTTGTCCTGTTTGCAGCTCTGACATATGGATATTTATGGCCGCAGTGTTTTCTATAAATATGGTTAGTATGCCACGTTTATCAATATACAAGCCGGAAAAGGGCAACGATTACAGGTTCTTTGATCGCACCATAAATGAGATGTTCCAAGTGGGCGGAGTGGACATATTCCTCCACAAGTACATAGGAACCTACGATCAAGGTGCCACCAACAAGGATGGACCCGCCAGCGCCACGCTGCCGGCATCCAGCACCCTGGGCGAGAGAACCATACAGGATCTGTTGTTTCTAGAAAATAGAGATCGCAAATATGACGCTGACATATACACCATCAGGGGCATATACAACGTGCAGGACACTGACTTCAATCTCAGCCAATTCGGCATGTTTCTGCAGAATGATACATTATTTTTGACTGTGCATCTCAATGACGTGGTGGAGAGATTGGGCAGGAAACCCATGTCAGGTGACGTGGTGGAATTTCCCAATTTGAAAGATGATTACAGCCTGGATGCCAGCATACCAATAGCCCTGAAGAGATTTTATGTAGTCGAAGATGTCAATAGGTCAGCAGAGGGATTTTCTCCCACGTACTGGCCGCATCTGTTGAGATTAAAATTAAAGACAATGGTGGACAGCCAGGAATTCAGAGACATACTTGGCGACGCCACCGCGGCTGGATCTCTTGCCAGTTACATGAGCACTTACAACAAGGAAAGAGAAATAAATGATGCCATTGTCAGCCAAGCGGAAGCAGATGCTCCAAAATCTGGATTCAATTACAAGCAATTTTATGTCACGCCCATAGACGAGAGAGGCAATGTGAGAATAGATGGAGTCAACACCACTAGTTCCATATCTTCAGACCAACCCATTAATGCAGTCGTGGATACTCCCGCCAGCAGCCACTACGGCTTCTATTATAATGGAGACGGCGTGCCACCCAATGGATATGTGGCAGGAGCCGGAACCAGCTTTCCCACATCAAATGTTAATAAAAATGATTATTTCCTGAGATTGGATTTCTTACCAAATAGATTGTTCCGCTATGATGGAATCAGATGGATCAAAGTTGAGGACAGTGTGAGATTGACCACCACCAACAATGACTCTAGAAATACATTTAAAACTGGTTTTGTCAACAACAGCACCAGCACCACTATCAATGGATT